CGGCGGTGATTTGAAGACCACCGCAGCTACGTCACAGGAGCAATTTGAGGCTCAGATCGATTTCGTCGATTGGGATAGAAGCCGTGCATGGTATATGGACCTTACGCACAGTATAGACCCAAGATACGGAAACATGGACTTTATCTTTGCGGTCTCCAAGACCAAGAAGAAAGTATTCTATAAGAAGATTGAACGTGGTGACGAGTTGTATTTGCGTGGTAGGGAGAAGGCTCTTGAATGGGCTTTCCGCATGTGGTGTTTATTATAATTTATTATTATGTCAGATAAACCGAAATTATACGATTATCAAGAAGAAGGTGTGCGCATGGAGCTTGCCATGAAGCGCTGTATTAATGGCGATGACATGGGAACCGGCAAGACGGTTCAGTCTATCGTCGCTATTGAGCGTGCAAAGGCAACCCCCTGTCTTGTTGTTTGCCCTGCTGCACTTAAGGTTAATTGGGAACGAGAGATAAAGAAGTTTACGAACCTCCGGCCTCTCATTCTTACCGATTCCGTCAATGCGACATACGGATATCATCTTACTAAGATGAACCTGTATGATGTAGTGATATGCAATTACGAGTCGCTTGCAAAATACTTCGTCGTAAGCCTCGGTCCGAAACCGTTACGGCTGAAAAACTTTCTGTTTCGTGATGAACTGAAGATTATCAAGTCTGTGATTATCGACGAGTCTGCCAGAGTCAAGGATCCATCAACAAGGCAGTCTAAAATTATCATGGGATTGTGCCAGGGTAAGGAGTATATCTATGAGCTTACAGGTACGCCCGTTGTCAATCACGCAACAGACCTGGCCTGCCAGCTTGCTATCCTCGGTCGTCTGAACGACGAGTTCGGAGGGTTTGGCGAGTTCTGCAACAGGTACGGTGAGAACGAGAATCTTGAAGAGCTTAACCAGAGGATACACGAAACGTGCTACTTCCGCAGAGAAAAGAAAGATGTTCTCAAGGATTTGCCGGATCTGACCAGAACGACCATCAGTGTCGCCCTCGACCCGGAAACGCAGGAAGAGTACGATACTTGTCAGAAAGACTTGCTCACGTTCCTTCTAGAGTATAAGAGCTGTTCCGAGGAAGAGGCTAGGAAAAAGCTGAGAATGAAGGCTCTTGTCAGGTTTATGAACCTTCGCTCGATATCCGGGCGAGGGAAGATGAAGGCGACGATAGAGTTCCTTCATGATACCGAAGAACAGATAATCGTGTTCGCAGAGCATCGTGATGTCGTTAGTGCAATCAAGAAAGAGTTCCCTGATGAGGTTTGCACCGTAACCGGTTCCGATAGCCAGCAGCAGAAGCAGTGGGCTATTGATTCTTTTCAGGCCAGGAAAAAGAGAATCATCATCTGTTCCATCAAGGCAGCCGGCGTAGGCCTTACGCTTACGGCTTCTTCCAATGTGGTGTTCGTCGAGCTCCCATGGACGATGGCTGACTTATCGCAGTGCGAATGCCGTGCCTATCGTAACGGTCAGAAGAATGCGGTTACATCGTGGATTCTCATGGGTGCAAATACCATCGACGGCTATCTTTATAGCTTGATTATGCAGAAAGGATCAATAGCATCGAAGGTTACGGGCGAGCAGGACTCCGCTATCAAGGATGCAGCTTATTTTGACGAGCTGGCCGATTTGGTTTTACAAAATTCTTTAAATAAAAAATAATGGAAATTCAAGGAAAAGTTATTGCCGTTTTGTCTGAAAGAAGCGGCGTTTCTGCAAGAGGTGAGTGGAAGTCTCAGACTTATGTAATAGAAACACAAGAGCAATATCCTAAGAAGATGGCTTTTGATGTTTTTGGAGCGGATAGAATTGCTAGTTTTGGTATTCAGCTCGGTGAGGTTATTAACGTTAGCTTTGATATTGATGCACATGAATATCAGGGCAGATATTTTAATCAGATTCGTGCTTGGAACGTTGTTCATCAAGCGCAGCAAGCTCCTGTACAAGGTGGCCAGTCTAGCGCACAAGCAGCACAACAAGCTATGGCAAGTTCTGCTAATGCTGCTGGCGTGGCAAACCCGACGAATCAGCAAAATCTGTTTCCACCTGAACAGCAGTCAGCACAGCAGCAAGCACAGCAACGAGGGGACTCTGATGACCTTCCCTTCTAGTGTAGAATTAATCAAACGAGCATTCAACGCTTATGTGGTTCAACCTGAAAAATGCGTTTGAACTTGAAACGTTTAGGACAAAAGTAGCCGAGTTGGAGAACAAAGGCGCGATGGTAGAGCTGAAAGAAAAACGTGGACGTTCTTTGAAGCAGAATGCCTATCTTCATTTGCTCCTATCTGCATTCGGTCTCCAATACGGCTACACTCTAGACGAAGTTAAGACGCATTTCTATAAGCTGGTAGTGAACAAAGATATATTCCTCAGAGAAGGGATTGATAAATTCACAGGAGAATGCTATAAGTATCTCCGTTCTTCTGCTGAACTTACGAAAGACGAAATGAGTAAATCAATTTCTGATTTCAAATCGTGGGCAAAAGAGGAAGCTGGATTTGATTTTCCTAATTCTGATGAATATATCGCACTACTTCATATTCGACATGATATAGAAAGACAACAAAATTACATACAATAGCTTATGATGTTACCAACTAATATACGTCAGAAGTCAGGCGAGCTATTCCCGAATGACTTGGAAAAGCAGAAAATCTTTTGCATGGGCGCTGCGTTCTCGTTAGGCAAAGATTTATCCGACTTTGAGGAAGAAGAGCAGCAGGAGGAGATTTACCCTTGCAAAGAAGCTCTTGATATGTGGCTTGCATACAAGAGAGAGAAACGGCAGACTTACAAGCCACGTGGTCTTGCGGCTCTTAAAAAGAAACTTCTACAGTTGTCAAATGGAAATCCTGAATACGCAAAGGTTATCGTTGAGTATTCTATGGGCAACAACTACACTGGGTTGTTCGCTCCTAAAAACAATGGTGTAAACAGTTATGAACAACAGCAACGAACTTTCAACAAGATCAACTCAATCCTTGCCGGATGAGTACAAAAAGGCAATCGAGGAATTTGGCGCGCAATACGCTTTGTTCTTGAATAAATACCCGACTCTTCAAAAGAGAATCAGCAGCGTTCCTACGGTGTATGACTCTGTAAAGAACGGCGGACTTTCTTTTGTGGAAATCGATAAGTATTTCAAGGATGGGGCAAGCGAATGGTGGATCAAAACGATGGTCATAGACTTATTTATGGTCCTTGGTGCGTTCGATGCCACTACTCCTTACCAGTTTAAGGCGATTGCTCAGAGAATCAGGCAGGAGTACTACCATGTTACACCTAGTGAGCTCACAAGGTTCTTCTATGAGTTCTCGATGGGCGAGTATGGAGAAATCTATGTCGGTAAGACTGTGAATCCTCAGCGACTTTTTATAGCTCTCGACAAGTATATGTGCAAGGTATACGAAAAGAGAGCCGAGATTGAGAGTCAAAAGAATGTATTACGTCAGAAGAAAGCGGACGAAGAAGCTAGGAGAAACGCCGTATCTTATGAAGAGTACTGCCGACTGAAAAGTATTGATATTAAGAAATCTCCTCTTGAGGTTTTAAACAGAAAACTTGAAAAAGAATCAAAACGAGACAAAGATGGCAGACGTAAGTAAAATGGCAGAGGATTGGCTTAACGAGCATCCTGATGCGACAAAGAAAGAAATATGGATGGCTGGTTATTGGAAATCTACCGATAACTGGTGCAACCGAACCAAATGAATTTTAGAATTATGACACACAGAAAGAACGTATTGAGAACGCTACCACAAAACAGGCGGTAGTGTTTATTGGTGTTTATTCTTGGGTTATCCTAAGAAATATAGGAAGAGCAATCAACAAGGCAGTTCACAAGCTGCCCTGGTTGTTCATCGTGATAACGGTAGTAATATCATTCATTGTTAGTTTCGTCTTCATCTCTAAGGCGAGAGCAGAACGAGACAGCTACAATCAGAAACTGGTACACGCAACGCAGCAGCTTGATAGCTTCTATGCTGCATACGGAAACATAAAATCAAAGTAATTATGAAGAGATACAAACATACAATAGTAATTATCCTGCTCGTTATTGCAGCTTTCGTCGCAGGTTACGGATTCATCTGCTTTATGATTGAACACGTTTTCCTTTCGCTCCTGATGGTCTTCTGCATCAGCTGTGCATTGGCCGTAGAGAGGGAGGTGTAGTATGCAGACAGGATGGAATCCAAACTTCTCAAGACCGGTGTTGGCTAGAATTCCGGTCAAAGTACCAACCGAAGAGCAGGTGAATCGCTTCTATATGCTCTTCTATTCTATGGTCGGCGGTTTTGCCTCAATCGTTCAGACACAAATCACCGACACATACAACCTCATCAAGGAGAACAAGAAAATCTTCCGCTTCGAGGCAAAGAAGAGAATCTCGGAAGCAAAGGAGTGCTCAGACGAACTCATCGATGCCTTCATGCACTATATGAAGGAATGCGGAATGTCCCAACTCTGGATGGATATGACTGATACCATTGAGGATGACTTGAAGCCGGACGTACAGAAATGCTTCTATGCCATCGATAATCAGTTCCTCAAGCATCACGTCAAAGAGCATAAGATGTACACAATGCTCCTGATGTCGGAACTGATGAGCAGTATGCTTGTAAGCTCAGTAGAACGCTTTTCCGAGATGATGGATAAGTACAACGGTATCCACGCCGTAAATATCGCAGAACGCTTCACGAATCCTATCCGGGGAGTTTATGCTCGTATGCGCAATGCTATGGAGATTCTCTACCCGGTCAAGGTTGATGAGGAAGTATTCTCCGAATGCCCGGACAAGTTCAACCTCGGCTTCGAGATTATCGGTCAGAAGGTACTCGACTGGAAACGAGCCGAGAACGCCCTAGCAAATGCCTGTATCCTAAACGGATTCAACCTTAATGCCGATGGTGAGTTCCTGGAGAATGAGCAGGATAACACCGGCACTCCTTGGAATGAGACTCAGACGAGAGCTCTTTCCATCGCTTACCCGAACACTTCAAACAAGAAAATTGCCAGGATCCTCGGCAGAAGCGTTTACGAGGTTACAAAGCAAGCTAAGAAACTCGGATTGAAGAAATCTGAGGAATACCTTAGAGAAACTAGAATAGCTAACTTAAAATGCAAGAAAAATGGAAAATAAATATAACGAGGAGGTGTAACTATGGAAGATTTACCTATAGGCTCAGAAATCGTCTTGAAGGTGGTTGAGACAGAGAAAGAACAATGTAATGGCTGTTTTTTCGATGAGATATGTAACAATATCTATGAGAATGTTTGCGGAGATTTTGACTGTAGCGCAAGCACTAGAAAAGACGGAAAGGCTGTTCAATTTAAAAGAGTGAAGTGATATGAAGAAAATCAAAAGCAAGAATGTTCAGAACTACGTCATGAACGACATGGTATTTAAGGTTGACATGCCACGTCTATTGAAAGAGATAGCTGAGTGTTCTAAAAGCACTTCTTATCCTGTGACTTTTACTATTTTGACACGTGTGCTTGGAATACTTGCAGAAAGGGCTATTGAAATAGATGACCCTGCGTTAAACATCATTATGATGCATCTTGGACTTTACGAAGGGGTGCATGATAAGAACGCAGGTGAGGTTATATCTAAACAACGCAAGTTGATTACTGGTAAACAAAAATAGGAGGGCTAGATATGATTAGAGACGATGCAAAGATAATTGTAACACCAAATGGTGTATCACTTAAAGAAGCCTTGACTAAAGAAGTAGTTAAGGCACTCAATAAAGAAGCTTCCATCTATATGAATTATGAAATCCCCGAAGTAAAACTTGGTGGCAACCCTCCTAGCGGCAAGGAAAATCGCAGAACTAGGAGAATGTTAGAACTTAGAAAAAGAAAGGGTAGATTATGATAGACGAAAAGAAAATAGAAGAAGCAAAGAAATCATTTATTGCCGACAAGAAGATTTTAGGTGTTATGGCTATGAATGATTTGGCTTGTGGTTTCAAAGAAGGTGCTAAGTGGGCTATCAATGAGTTATTGAAGGACTTGAGTCACCCCGCTAGCGAAGTTCCTAGAAATGATAATGGTAAGATTCTCGCATTCTCAAAAGTGAATAGTAATATTAAACTCTATGATATGAACGCTATGTTAGATGAAACTGCTTGCGACACATATAAAGAAATGTGGGAAATTAGAGTTAGAGCATATACTTTTACTGATTGGGTATTCGTGGAAAACTTACTTGATTTAATCAAGAAAGGAGATAATCATGATTAAGCCAGTTACTATGTACTCTGTAGTTTGTGACAGATGCGGAAAAACCTTCATTGATGAGTTTAATGGCATTGTGGCTTGGTTGGACGAAGGAACTGCCAAAGAGCAAGCAATGGAATCCGAATGGGCAGAGATAGGCGATAAGCACTACTGCCCAGACTGCTATGAGTTTGACGATGAGTTAGATGAGTATGTTCCTAAAAAGAAATGAGTAAGAAAATGAAACAGAAATTATTAAATATCAAGCACAAGTTAATCGCTTTATGGTGGTTCTTAACAAGAAAGAACTACTATCTTCTGTCATACAATGGCAGAGAAAGTGGATTTTTGGAAAGCGGTAATGTTGTGATTCCCGAGTTCATCGAATGGGTAAGAAAAAAGCATGGTATGCCTACCAACCATGAGATAATCATGGAGTTGAAGAATATTGGCAACCTCTGTAGAAGCACGGATATTATTGCCTATAATGAGATTAAGGCATTGATTGAGAAACTTAAAAAGTAAAGCGTATGTTGTACGAAGCAAAAGGAAAGGCTTGCGAATACATTAAAGGTGTTCTAGATGCTGAAGAAAAAGAGTATCAAGCCTACATGAAGAGAGTAGAAGAAGCCGTAGGCTTCGAGTTTGAGAAGTGGCAAGGTTATCAGCCTAACCGCAGTCTGCTGCGAGAATATGAGATAACCGCTATCTGGGTATCGTCCGAGCGTTTCGACACATTGGATGAAAAGGCATGGAGAAAGATAGATAGCCGAATGTTTGAGGATGGCCATTACGCAGCAATAAAGCCCAACAAGCGTTGCAAGCAAGGCAAGGCAATCGCTGCGGTGCTCTCTTCCTATAAAGCGGTCACGAACCATTTCAAGGTAATGAAGGAACTGAATATAGAAGTCCCTCAAGCTAGCCGTTTCTCTATTACTCAGCTCCTCCGTCACAAAGACCGCATTTTCGTTTACTTTGATGACAGCATCCGAGCCGAGAAGCACAACTCTGATTTCAAGGAAATCACGATAGGTGAGTATGAGGATATCATTAATAACAAAGATTAAAGCGTATGGATAAGTTATATATTCCAGGAGATTTGGTAATGACAAACGGAATACCACTAGGTACTGCTAAAGATGTTGTTTACAGAGTAACATCATCTGACCCATCAAAGACTTTAAGGTTAGACGATGGAACGGTTCTGAAAGGTGTTGTCTGCTTAGAGAACATCGAAGGTGCGGAATTTGGAGAGAAAGGCTATCTCTCAGGTGATAGCTGTGCTTGGGTTAAGGATATTGTTCCGATTGTGCTAACACCTACTATCCTAAGAAAAAACGGATGGTTTGATATTGAAGAATGTCCTCACGTTTTTGTATCAGGAGATATTAAAATAGCCACGCAATTAGGTGTAAGTAGTCTCTATTTTAATGGAACAAAGATATTCTCATTTGAGTACGTTCACGAACTCTATCATTTTCTATTCAGTATTGGTATTTATCGAGAAATGGAGGTGTAGTATGTTAAGAGAAGATATTAGAGGAATCTGTCACAGACATTGTATCTACAATGATAAAGGTAAGTGTGATATGTGGGATGAGTTATCTGTTACTGATGAAACAGAAGAGTGTGCAAATCAAATAGATGTTTAACTCCTTCGGGCATAAATAGATATTATATGGAGATATTCAACAATTTAAAATCATCATTGAAAAATATAAATGGCGCAACCTACATCAATGGTGTTAAGATAGAGGGAGCGCAGTCGATAATCATTGACAACGGTAAGGTCTATGTGAACGGAAATTTGCAAGAAGACTTCAGTACACCTTCTATAGAGATAAAGGTAGAAGGTAATGTTGGCAGCATCAATACTACTAGTGGCGATGTAACCATCAATGGTGATGCAAACTCTATCAATACAGCAAGTGGTGACGTAGATTGCCACGAAGTCAAAGGTAGTGTGCATACAATGAGCGGTGATGTTACTTGTGGTGATATTGCTGGCAGCGTGAACACTATGAGTGGTGATGTGTATAGAAAGTAACTAAACCACCCTTATGGGATTAAATATAAGTAATATGGAAGAAAAAATGTTTATAGTAATAGTAAAAGGCGAAATTAATGAGTCTGAAATGTCATTGAAAAGAGCTATTAGTGAAGCTATTGAGTGTGAGGCTAAATACGACGAGTCACCTCTTCGTGGTTGTGATGTTTCTGTAAAGGAGGTCGAAGATTAACTAACCGCCCTTATAGGGCATAAATATAAGCAATATGAAAAAGATTATTTTGGCAGCCTTAGTCGTTGCAAGTTTGTTCGCTTCTTGCTCTAGCGAGAAGACTTTTAGAAAGAAAGATG